CACTTCAAAATATTTATCGTGTGAGTCTTTTTGATCTCTTAGATAGTTACCTCGAACATAACACTCTATGATCGGTATGTTTGCGTTTAGATAAGCCATTAATCATTTATCTCCCCCCAATTGTCTCCTGATTCATAGTCAACTTTATTTGGGACTTCTAGCTTAACAGCCTGTTCCATAATTTCAATTACCTTTTTGGCCTGTGCGTCATTCTCTATTGATAAATCTAATTCATCATGAATTTGTATATGCGGTATAATTCCTTCTTTGTATAATTCTAACATAGATTTTTTTGTCATGTCTGCTGCACTACCTTGAATTAATTTGTTTAATGCTTTATAAGTATATGCCCTTTTTATTCCTGGTCCATGTTCCTTGAGCGCATCTTCATGTGGTAATGCTTTGTGCATACCAAATTGATTCGGTTCCCATAAATGAAACCTACATAGTCGACCAAGTAATGTTCTTATCTGTCCCCTGTCTTGTGCTCTGTTAGATGCTTTCTCCATTAGTTGTTTAACAAATGGAACTTTAGCATGGTAAGTATTAAATAATTCTGCAGCTTTTTCTTTTGTAACTCCTAGCTCTGCTTGAAGTTTTGCCTTACCCATGCCATAAAATAATCCAAGGTTAATTGTTTTTGCTTGTGAACGTGGTATCTGAGCCATGTCAGCTACTGTTTGGTGAAAGTCTGCGCTAGTGTCTGTTTCATACGCTTCTATAACGTCGTATACAGACGGTAGTTTGTACAAAGAAGCATAATGCACTACCAACCTAGGTTCTTGTTGAGAATAGTCAAATACACCCCATTTACAGCCCTCCTCGGGTATAAATAAAGACCTTATCTTAGGGCCTAAATCCTTATTTCTTGCAGGAATTTGTTGTAAATTAGGGTTCTGGTAGGAGAACCTACCAGTAACCGTGCCCCCGGTTTGTGATCTAAGCTGATTAATTTCAGCATGTATTCTGCCTTTGTGTTCGTATCTTAAAATAGAATCAATAAAGGTTGTGTGTGCTTTGTTAATTTCTCTTGCCTGTGCAATCATATTAACAACAGGATGTTTATGTTCTTGTAAAAAATTTTTAGTAAAAGATGGTGCTTCTGTTTTCTCTGTGCGTGGATACTCTAATCTTAATACATCGAATACATTTGCAATAGATCTTGCGGCCCATATCTGTGTATCAATATTAGTTTCCATTTTTATTTTGTTTAACAAATCTTGTTCTGCTTTTTTAAATTCTGTTTTCATTGTGTGAGCTTTTTCTATATCCACACGGACACCTTTAAACCTCATGTCAACCAAACACGGAAACAATTCTGTTTCTAAATCAAATATGTCTTCTAGATCTTGTGAAATAATTTCTTTTTTCATTTCTTGCCACAAACCAAAAGTTGCTTCTGCGTCTCGCTCTGCATACGCACCTACATGCATTGCAGGAAGTTTGTACATTTCTGCTTTAGGATCTATGCCCCATTCAGATGCAGCCTCTGCAAGTGCAGCTTCGTTCTTACCATAACCAAGATAGTGCCACGATAAACTATTGAGATCATAACGAAATCTGTTCTCGTCAGTTACAGCTGCGGCTATCATAGTACAAACAATGTCGCCGTTAATTTTAAAACCCATAGCCCTAATCCAACAAACATCATACATTGCATTGTGAAAAATTTTAGTTGATGGTGCTTCTAATATATCTTTAAACCAAGATAATACTCTTGCCTTCTCCATGTTACCACCACCTTCATGACCAATTGGAAAATATCCTTTGTAATTTTTTGTTGCAACAGCAATACCTATGACTTCTCCATTACCTATTACAGCACCGGATCCTTTTTTAATTAGATCAGGATCTTTTGTCTCCAAGTCAATTGCAATCTCATCAACCTGGCGTAGGTCTGGAAACTCTTTTGGTTTTACCCACTCTGTCTGTGCTTCAAACTTTGGTATCTTCATGTTGCTAGATAACAAAGAATCAAAATACATGTAAACAAACCCATGTAATGTGGTATATGATTATTTGGTTCCATAGTCCCTTTCAATTATCATTTCTATAAAATGTATTGCTTTTTCCAAGTCTTGTTTCTTTCCTTTATCACGGTGTCGTATTATATATTTTATAGCACAACCCTCGGGATATAACAACTCATTCTCAACTACAAACTTACTGGGTTGGATTTTGTATTTTTGATAGTGATTCCCGCCGTGCTGCTTATCCCAAACTTTCGATGTCATAACCTCTGTCCTCCTGTTTAGCTGTCATTATATATAAATTTTGTTTTGTACGTGTTACACCTACGTACCAGACTCTTTGTTCCTCATCATACTTGTCTTGACTTTTTTCTATTGCGTCTCTTATTTTTTTTGTGTTGTCTAAAATTAATAATACGTTTGTTGCCTCTCCACCTTTTGCTGCATGTATTGTAGATAGTTTAACACGCGCAGGGCTATTTAATTTTTCTTCAGCTCGCAACATTTCTCTTATGTATAAATTTTCTTCTGGATCAGATTTAAATACTTCGTGCCAGGTTTGTGTAAAATTAAAACCAAACTCTTGTAAGTCATACATTCTTTCTTCTTCTTTAACCCACTCTAATTCTAAGAATTCAAATAGATCTCTGCATTCAGAAAGAGATAACTTATCTCCGTTTGTCCATCTGGTGTAATTTTTTATTGCTGTATACAATCTTGTTTTATAACTCTTTCTGCCTTTAATTTCAAAGTAAATTGCCATGTCGCGTAGTAATGGTTTTAATTTTGTAAGTTTGTCGTTTGTTCGTGCAAGAACAAGCCAATCACCCTCATGTAAAGGTGCATCCTCTATTGCTGTTATGTGTTCCACGGTCCCTGATTCCGGACGTGGTGACCATTGTTTTTTAATTCTTCGATCATCGGGTATTCTATTTAAAATCTGATCAGCTATGTGCTGCACCATACCTGGAACCCTGTAAGATTGTGGCAGAACTATGTCTTTTGCCGGTTCATCTTGAAACCGTTTAACATCTGCACCTGCCCAACCATAAATAGCTTGATCATCATCGCCAGCTAGTATAACATGTTTGGAGTTTTTCTTCAGTATATCGTACATTTTCCACTGTATTGGCGATAAATCCTGTGCTTCATCAACGAATATTACATCATATTTCGGACACAATTCTGCCACATTAAATTTTTCAATCATGTCTGTGAAGTCTACTAGACCATATGCTTCCTTATAATTGTCTACTTCTTCTTTTAAAATTTTTAATTGATGTTTATCGATGTCTTCAGAATACATGTCTGTATTATACTCATCTTCAATTGATGTATTTTTAATTCTTGCTGCATTTATAATGTTAAAGTATTCGCTGTCTGAATCTACAAACCCTGTTTTTTCTTCTCCATTAGAATAAACTGTAACTTCAATACCTAGTTTTCTACCTATGTCTTCGTAATGTTCGTCCTGCATTACGTTACTTTTTTTTATTCCCAATCTATTAAACGCTAAAGAATGTAAAGTTCTAAAATATTTTAAATCTTTTTTCTGTAATCTAGGGTAGGCATCCAACATTCTATCTACAGCCTCGTTAGCAGCTTTAGTTGTAAATGCAAAGTAACCTATCTTGTCAATGGGTGTACCTAATTTAACAAATGTTTTTACATACTTAATAAGTCTAGTTGTTTTACCTGTACCAGGAGGACCCAATATTTTTCTAATCACATTATCTCCGTGTTATGTTTTATTTTTGTATGATTTATTTCTATGTCTTCAAACTCTTCTATGTTTATCATTACAATGTTCTTTGTAGGTGTATTGTATTTACCTTTTTCTTTTGTAGGATATCTTTTTTGTTCTAAAAACTGTATGTCACATTTTTTATAATTAGTTTTCATCATGACTCCTGTCTTGTCTTCTCCGTGTTTCCAATTCTTAGATCTTAGTTTGTCGTAAAATTTATCAAACTTAAAGTATGCATAGCCATCTTCAATTAAAACTGTACCAGATTTAAATGATGCGTCGTTCATAGCTTTTGGTCCGTTTATTTTTGCATGTAATACATCGTGTAGTTTTTCTTTAGGTGATGTACCAATAGGCGGGTTAATTATTTTTTGTGTATCAAATAAAGTTTCTAATATTGTTTGATCTTCTGGTGACTTAATAATAGGTGGTGGAAATCCTGCAGCTTTTGCAATTGCATTTCTACGTTTACGTTGATCAGTTACATGCTCGATTGTTTTACAATGCACTGTTGCTTTGCCTATGCCGTCAGGTTTAGTTACATCAAATTCATACTCTGGATCTGGTTCTATATCTATCTTACGTAGGTTTGTTAACACAGGATACGAACCTTTAGATCCTGCTAACACACCAAACTTTTTCTTAACACATATACCTTTTTTACAAAAGTCACTGATAGGACTTTGATTACATGTGTAACCTTTCTCAGATTTATTCCACGACCTTGTCTTTTGTTTTAATTTTGTATCATCCCACGCATTAGCATGTTCTCTTGCAAAGTATTTTACAGGTGCGTTTTTTACTTTTTGTTCCCAACTGTCTGGGTATTTCATCTTTACAAACACATGATAGTTATACATAAATCTATCTTTACCATCAAAGTTTGGTTGATTAGATATTTTAGATATCAAAGCAAGACAAGGTGGACCTTCTACAAAATCTTCATCTACACCTTGCATAGATCTTTGTTCCATATCTAATGTAATTGTTTTTAAATCTTCAACACTTGTTATGTTTGCATCTGCAACTTTTATAAATTGATCTAGTGTAAAAAATGTTCCGTCTATGTTTAACGCTCTACGTTTTGTGCTTTCAAAGTAAGGTAGGTTTATAAATTGTCCTGGTTTTAAAATCCCTGTTTCCGGATCCTTAGTTAGTTGTGTTTGTTTAGGAAATATTTCACAATCAGATTTAAGATTAAAGATAGGTAATAAGTTGCTTAAGAATGATACAATTAAAGTTGATTTAACAAACTCATTCATAAATAAATATAAATGTAAGCCACCACTTTTTGACTCAATGGGTATTAGTGGTAGTTTGTATTCTTGTATTGTTTCTAAATAAAATTTTTTATCAAAGTTTTCGTATTGCTTTGGGTCAACATCTATGACTCCAAATCTAGCATCGCCGCTTTCGTTTGTTGGCTGTATTCCAACAGATATTTTACCATTTAAATGGTCTTCATATATATTGTCTGTAAATTCTTCGTAGGTCCATCTGTAATTAGGTTTTTTCTTTCCGCTTTCTGGGTCGACAATGGCGTTAGTCCAATCCGCTATGCCGTATGCATGCCTGTAGCCATTAAATATTTTTATATACTCTTGCATAATTATCCTGTCTACGTGGGCCAATCAGTCTCCCTCCTGGCCCACGCTGTGCACATACCCCGAAGGGATTATATAATGCTGCTACTTTCCGCTGGTTTCTCTTCACCATGCTTCGCTTTGACCGCACCTTTAGAGATACTTTCAGAAAACGATTTAGCTTGTTGATAGATACTTGCGTCAGTAATAGGACCAACTTTACTTACTTCCCAACCAAACCAAGTGCCTTTGTCATTAGACATTTGGGTAGTCTTTAGTTTGTAAATGTGGCTAAAAGATGCCGGTGTATATAAACCGTTTTTACCTTTTAGTTTTATGCCCGACATCATTGAATTCCATTTTCTACTAATTTTTAATTGAGTAGATTTCATAGAGATCAACGCAGTCGATGGACTGTCTCCAGTTATAATTACAAAATGAGATGCAGTCTTTTCAATATAATTACCATTCGGTAATCTATCTTTTCT